TTCCGTTTGAACTCTTCCGGTCTTGAACGGTCTAATAAATAACATTTTCCAAGTAATAAAATATTTTTACAAGCATTTACATCTCTATTTACGAAAATACGACATTTTGTTTCCTCTTTTGGAGTGAGTATTTCGTGGAGATGTTTGCTATGTTTCTTTCTTTTTACGGTTACATTTACCATTTCTTTCATTGTTTTGTTGTATAATTTGCTGGTATTGAATTCATTAATTTCTAATATTTCAAATCTACTCATTAGTAATTTTTTCAATCCAATGTTCGGAGTTGGTATTGTTCCTTTCATTTGTGTAGTTCTACTATAATCACCGTGTAAAATAACTAATTTTCTACCTTTTTCCTTTTCTTCTTTGGTAAGATAAGTGTTTTCAATTTCATTCAATAGTTTTACTTCACTTTGCTTGGTTCTAACAAATCTACGAAATGCTAATTTTCTGAATAAAGGTTGTTGATAAAATGGTTTTACTTCCGTATTCAATATATTTTTGTGTTGAATAAATTGTTGATAATCAAAATGTTTCAATGTGCGTGATTTGTAATTAGATAATACCGTTTCCTTTTCAATAATATTGTGTGTAATTTTTTCTTTACCAATGATGGAATTACTTTGTTTGGTATAAGTATCCATTCTTCTTCTACAAGCAGTATATTTGAAAAATTTGTTATTTTCATCAATCATTGCTATGGGACGGATTTTTCCGGGGTCTAATGACACTAATTTGTATTTATCAGTTAAATAATTATGTTCGGGTAATACATCTTCTATTTTTGGAAATTCCATTTCATTACTCACTTGTGGTAATCTATCACCATATTCTTTGTTTTTGTATTTTTTCAAAATAAATAACAGGGAACAACTAAATCCATCGGTAATAATTTGATTGTAAAAAACATAATTCTTTTGTTTGAAAATATCTTTCTTTTCCAATCGTAATATTTTACTCCAAATGTGAGATTGATGTTTCTTTGCGTGTAATACCAATTCACTTTTGTTATACTGAAATATAGTTTGTTTTTTATCATCAATCATATCCACAATTGCGGGTGTATTCAATACAATGTGTTTGGGAACAATATTGTTTCTCTGGGGAATAACCTGATATGGTTTTTTTCCAAGTTCTTCAATTTGTTGATTGATGTAGAATGAATGTTTGATGTATTTCTCTGGTTTTGATTTGACATCATACGCTACTGATTTAGTTACTTTTTCTGGAAATAAAAACGATTTATTTTCTCTAATCCACTGATGATATTCTGGTTTGGATTGTTCTATTTTATGTTGGATTAAATCGCTTTTCAGATTTCTAATTTCTTGATTGAGTTCTTTGTAGAGTTCTTTGCGTTTTTCTTTGTCTTTTTCTTGTTTGATTTCCAATGTTTTTGGTTGTTTGAATAAACAATTGATATATTTGAACAAATGTTTCACAAAATGTGTAGAAATATTTGTATTGATACAGGTAATCATTTCATTCGCAGTGGTTGCTACAATGTGAGATTTATTTGTATAAGATAATTTACCGGTAACCAAATGTTCAAAATGTTCTGTATAAAACTGTTTCATATCCAATTTACCGGAAGCGTTTTTGATATTTTCTTGTTTTGTTTTCTGTCCGCTTTTAGATTTGGGGGAACTAACCGTTTTGATAACATCTAATACAAATTGCTTGTTGATTTTTGGGAATTCTTGATTATGATGAAATTTGTCCAACAAAAACAACCGAATAAACTGATAAGATAACACCACAATATCATTGATTTCACAAACAGTATTTTCAATGATAGGTTGTAGGGTGTCATATTTTTTTAGAACACATTTCAATGGACATTTGATAATCCGATATACTTGTTCGTTTTCAGGTGAGTCGGGTGGTTCTTCTAATTTCATTCTATATACTATGAAAAGATTTTATTTCTAAATACTTTTCCTAAATAATTAATTATTTATCATTTCGCCCAAATAATTAATGTTCGGGTTGTGCTTCTTCCAATTTTTTAAGTTTTCTTTTTTCATATGCTTTTTTGTTATATTCTTTAATCTTTTCCGGTGTTTTCGCATTAGTTTTGTTATATTCCTTTACCTTTTCAATAATTTTTTCTTTATTTTTTTGGTAGTATGTTTTTTTACTGTAATTTTCTATTTTATATTCGTTTAATTCTTTTGTTAATTCATTAATTTTTGCTAAATGTTTTTGATTTTCATTAATTATTTGTTCCTTCTCAATAACAGATAATTCATATAACCTTTTGAAAATGGTAGGTTCTTCCATTATTGCTATTACAATATATTGATAAATTTTTAAATATTTTTCCTAAATAATAAAAAAATACTTAAACATTTTATTATAATAATAGTAAAAATGTATAGCAACCGAATTATACGAAAAAGGAGCAGTAAATTCAGAACGATTTAATGATTTTTTACAAAAAATATGTAATAAAGTGAAAGGTAAATTGTTCGTATTAGATAATGGTCAAATTCATAAAAAAGACAGCACAAAACAAATAATAAAAGATAGTGGTAATTTTTTGGTTTATACTTGTCCGTACCATCCCAGATTGAACAGCATTGAACAGTTTTTCAATCAAATGAAGCATTATATCAAGTTGGATAAACCACATACTTTTACAGCATTAGATGAAAGCGTAAAAACATCAATAAATAAAATAAAATCAAATAACTATGAAAACTACTTTATTTATGCTTATAATAAAAGTTACTATAAAGATAAACGAAAAGACAAGAAATATACAAGAAGGAGAACATTGAAGGTGTATAAAGTCGGCAATTAAAATCCGCGTTGCTCTAAAAACCCAGATTCGTTTCGGCTCACCCATTCTTGTCTTTCTGAATTCCATCTTTCGTATCCGTTTTGAAAATAGTCATTTATAGTAAGCTGAAGTAACGCCTCTTGAAATACTTGGTCGTCGTCGTAAGCTTCGTAATAGTTTACTATATTACCGTTTTCGAGAGGAACCTCTGCTGGTGGAAAAATCTCCAAACACTTTTGACTAATATCTTCTCTACAAACTGGACATCGACGACAGTTTACGCGACATACCGGTCTAAAACACTCGTAATGTAGATGATGACCATTAATACATATTTTTATCTTTTTTTCGTTGCTATCATTGTCAAACGAATCGAGACATACTGAACATTCTTCCATGTTGATTCTTTTCGTACTGTATTCTTTCAAGTTTGAAAATATTATCAATTTTGCTCCAGTACATGTCCGAAAAATTACAAATACAAAAATTGATTTCAAAAACAAACATAAAAACAACCATATAAATATATTTTAATACGATGAGTCTTCAAATTGAAAATGCTGCGGAATATGGCAGTATGGACTGTAAAAATATGGATTCTGGCGTTGGATTGAAATCTGGGTCATCTTATGTTAAGAAATTAGAAACCCCTTCTAAAGCAATTGAACTAGAAGAGTCTTCTTGTTCTGCGGAAGAGGCCAAACCAAAAACGAAACCAAAGCGGGTTTATAAAAAGAAAACGGTGGTGGTTTCTCCTACGCAAACAAAAACGAGCGTGTCTTCCGAAGAAATATTTTCAGAACAAGCGAAAGTAGACGCAGAGATTGAACATACAGAAGAAGAACGGGGTGTACTTTCTCATTTGGGAGACTACATTGAAGAACCGTATTCAATCATTGAATCTTATTTTCGCGGTCAACATTTGGAACGCTTGGCGCGTCATCAAATCGAATCTTACAACAATTTCATCAATTTTCAGATTCAACGTACCATCCAAATGTTCAATCCGGTCGTTATTCGGTCCGAAAACGATTTTGTTCCAGAAAACAACAAATATCTCTTGGAAATCTTTGTCAATTTTGAAAACTTCAAACTGTTTCCTCCGCGGATTCACGAAAACAATGGAGCAACCAAGTTGATGTTACCACAAGAAGCTAAACTGCGCAACTTTACGTATGCTTCGACAATGTATGTGGATCTTAATATCCAGTATGTCGTCCGCAATACCGAAAAGATGGATTCTCCTAAAATCATCAATTCCACGCTTTCTAAGATCAATATTGGTAAAATGCCGATCATGTTGAAATCTTCTATTTGCGTGTTGACGCAAAACCGGCACATTTCAAACGACTATACCGGGGAATGTCCGATGGATTGTGGTGGCTATTTCATCATCAAAGGTTCAGAGAAAACCGTTCTTGGACAAGAACGTGCCGCAGAAAACCGCGTGTACTGTTTCGACGGCAAAAATACAACCAAATGGAATTGGTTCGCAGAAATCAAGTCCGTTCCCGATTTCAAATGTATCTCTCCCAAACAAATTGAAATGATGATCGCCAGTAAAAACAACGGATTTGGTAACGCCATTTATGTCAGTATTCCGAGAATCAAACAGCCGATTGAACTCTTTGTTCTTTTCCGTGCGCTGGGTGTACCGAACGATAAAAAGGTGTGCGAATACATTGTATTGGACATCGATTCGGATAAATACCGGGCGATTCTTCAGTTTTTACAGGCGTCTATTATTGACGCAAATAAATATTTGACCCAAGAAGATTCTTTGCGACATATTACGGCATCGGTGGCGTATACACCCATGAATATGGACAAGGAAGCGGGAAGTAAAAAGAAACGCGAATTCGCAATGGACGTTCTTAACAACGATCTGTTTCCCCACTGCAAGACCCTTACCCAAAAACTATACCTCTTGGGATACATGGCAAACAAATTGATCCAGACCAATTTTGGCTGGAGGCCCCCAGATGATCGCGATTCATACTTGAATAAGCGTATCGATTTGACCGGGACACTTTTGAATAATTTGTTCCGCAATTACTTCAACAAACTGGTCAAGGAAATGCAAAAACAGGTCATTCGTGAGATAAACAACGGATCTTGGCGTTCCACGGAAGACTACGAAAACATTATCAATATGACTAATATTTACAAAATCATGAAATCTACCACAATTGAGAACGGTATCACGCGCGCGCTTTCTACCGGCGATTTCAGCATCAAACAGGCCAATAGTACCAAGGTAGGTGTAGCCCAAGTATTGAACCGTCTTACGTACATGGCGACCATAAGTCACTTGAGACGGATCAATACGCCTTTGGAGAAAAGTGGAGAATTGATTGCGCCCCGCAAACTACACAATACCAGCTATCAATTTCTATGTAGCGTAGAGACTCCAGAGGGACAAAGCATTGGTGTAGTCAAAAATATCAGTTATATGACACATATCACGATTCCTACCAACAGCGCATCTCTGTACGAATATGTGGAACCCTACATCGACAAACTGGAGGACGGTAATCCTGCGGACTTCTATGATAAAATCAAGGTATTTGTCAACGGTGCCTGGGTGGGTATTGCCAAAGATCCCATGGAACTATATTCCGCCATGAAAGACAAGAAATACAAGGGTATCATCAATATTTATACGTCAATTGCTTTCGATTTCAAGATCGGCGAAATACGTATATGCAGTGACGGAGGCAGATTGACCCGCCCACTTCTGAAAGTAGAAAACGAAAAGGCGTTGATTACATTGGATATTATTGATCGGTTGAAGCGGGGGGAGTTGGAATGGAACGATCTTTTGGTAGAATGTAAATTGGACAAGTCCGTGATCGAATATATCGATCCCGAAGAACAAAACCTCGCTATGATTGCCATGAAAACCAAAAAGTCCTATCTTCAGGACATTAACCAAAAAATTATGTATACACACTGTGAAATTCACCCCAGTACCATGTTTGGAGTACTGGCGTCATGTGCTCCGTACCCGGATCACAATCAAGCACCGAGAAACACGTATCAGACGGCCATGGTGAAGCAGGCCATCGGAGTTTACGCATTGAATTTTGACAATCGCATGGACAAATCTGCTTACGTCTTGTCTTATCCGTCGCGACCCCTGGTAGATACCCGACTTATGAATTTTATACAGTTGAACCGTATCCCTTCTGGTTGTCAAGTGCACGTCGCAATTGCGTCCTTTACAGGTTACAACCAAGAAGACAGTATTTTGATCAATAAAGGCTCCATCGATCGTGGTCTATTTTCGGCAACTATTTATCATACTGAAAAGGATGAAGACAAGAACATTATTCGCGATGAAATTATTCGGTGTAAACCCGACGCATCCAAGACGAAATGTATCAAGTTTGGCAACTACAACAAACTCAACTCACAAGGGTTTATTCCGGAAAATTCATTAGTCGAGAACCGCGACATCATTATCGCGAAGATTGTTCCCATCAAGGAAAATCGTAACGATCCCACTAAAATTATCAAATACGAGGATCAAAGTAAAAGTTTTCGTACTACCGAAGAGACGTATATCGACAAAAATTATACGGGTAGAAACGGCGACGGTTACAATTTTGCCAAAGTCCGGGTTCGTACGTTTCGTAAACCGGTGATTGGTGATAAATTTGCGTCGAGGTCTGCCCAAAAAGGGACAATTGGCAACATTATTCCCGAAAATGACATGCCGTTTACCAAAGATGGCATGCGACCAGACATCATTTTGAATCCACACGCAATTCCTTCGCGAATGACGATTGGTCAGCTCAAAGAAACGCTGTTGGGTAAGGTGCTTTTAGAACTCGGTCTATTCGGGGACGGAACTAGTTTCGGCAACTTATCGGTTAAAACCATTACCGAAGAACTACAAAAATTGGGATACGAAAGTTACGGTAACGAAGTCATGTATAACGGCATGACCGGAGAACAAATGAATACCAGTATCTTCTTTGGTCCAGTATTTTATCAACGACTCAAACACATGGTCAATGATAAGCAACACAGTCGTGCGATTGGACCGATGGTGAATTTGACGCATCAACCTGCTGAAGGTAGATCGCGTGACGGTGGGTTCCGTATTGGTGAAATGGAACGTGATGTATTGTGTTCTCACGGCATGACCAAATTCACCCGCGAACGTCTCTTTGACGTTTCCGATAAGTACAGTGTAAATGTATGTAAGAAATGCGGGATGATTGCTTGCTACAACGATGGAGACAAGAATCGTATGTATACAAACGCGGACTTTTCAATTCATTTATGTAAGACGTGCGATAATAAGACCGACTTTGCGTTGGTAGAAATGCCTTATGCGAATAAGCTATTGTTCCAAGAACTACAGACCATCAATGTGGTTCCTCGTATTATTACTGAATAGATTTATCTATTCTACTCGTAGATTTAGCCCATCCTTGTTTTGCCATATTTTTTAATGTTTCTGCTAAACCGATTTGACCGGATTTTACAGGTTTGGCATCTTTGGATTCGGCAACTTTATCGATGGATGTTCTAGAATCGGCATCTTTAGAATCGGCATCTTTAGAATCGGCATCTTTAGAATCGGCATCTTTAGATTTGGCAACTTCATCGATGGATGTTCTAGAATCGGATCTTTTATAGCCGAATCTTTTAGAACTATCTTTATTTGCGGGCGCTTCTTCCTGTTCAAAATCTTCACTATAATCGTCATTTTCAGATGTTTTATATTCCATACCTTTAATATTTGGATTATTTCCTCGGTTTTCGCCTTTTTCTTCGGAAACTGAAGGTGTACTTCCAATAACCTCATTAAGTGATGGCTTTTCTTCTGCCACCCCTGGATGTTTCGTTTCGGCAGAAGATTGAATTTTATTCACTAAACTCTTTATCTGTGTATTAATTTTACTAATTTCTTGTTGAATGATCTCTTTATCCTTTTCGTCTATATCTACCTTAATATCATCGAGCGTCAAATCTTTTCTTCCGCCGTACCTTTTTCTTTTGGTCTGT